CTTGTTGTGATCCGTGCGAGTCCGATTCTTCTCCATCTTCGCGAGGTATGCGTCGGACAGCTCTTGATCACTGACGCGTTCAAGGCATAGGATGTTCGCGAGGTGATGCAGCGCGTCCACCATCTCCTCGAGGAACTTGTCACGCTTCTCGGGGTTACGACCCTCGGACTTATACGGCTTCCAGTCCGCCTCCTGCATCATCTCGCCCAGCTCCACGATCGCGGCCGTGAAGTTCGTGCGCATGTAGTCCGCGTAGTCCTTGCCCTCGAGCGTCTCCGGGAAGTTCCCGTACCGCTCGTGTTGCAAGTTCGGCGCGGCAGACAGCCACGCCCCGAACAGTCGTAGTGCTCCCATCTATCCTCCTTCGTCAGAGGTGGGCCTGGTGGCTCGCGTACCGAGTGTCCTCCAGGCCCACGTGCTGGCGATCCTAACAGGTAAGATACTGCCGGTTAGGCCGTCTAAGCGGTAAGATCTTACCGGTTAGAACGGAGGCGACTCACCTGCGGGAACCGCTGCCGGAACGGCGACCGGTGCTACCGCAGGCGCGGGAGCGGGAACCGGCACGGGCTCCGGAACGGCAACGGGTGCAGCCGGTGCTGCAGGCGCAGGCGTGACGGGTGCTGGCACGGTCGGAGGCGCCACGGCCTCCGTCGCCGGCTTCAGTGCCCACTGCACCTTGATGCGGTCACGGAACTCCTCGCGAGTGTTGTCCTTGTCCTTCGCGACGTCCGCGACAAAGCGACGACCCGGGATCACCTTGGCCGCCTCGAGGAAGAGCTGGTTGAAGACCGCACCCTCAGGCAGGTTCTGCGTCACCTGAACGGCGAAGTCCTGTGAGATACCCAACGCCTGCAGCGAACGCCACAGGATGTTGAGAGCGGTCTCACTCTCCGGCGAGGCGAACATCTGGTGCGTGATCGTCTTGCCCTCACTCGGACCTCCGCTGACCACCTTGGCGATCACCTTGAGTCCGGGCTTGCCCGTTGAAGACGGCTTGGCCTCGGCCTTCGTCGCCTCGAACGTGAAGGTCCCTTCCTCGGTCAGGAAGTCACCTCCGCCTTGCGCGCCAAACAGTGCATCGAGTGGCGTAGTCGTCATACGTGCTCCTTCCGCGGCTATGCCGCCTTGAGTGTCTCGTACATCGTCTCGATCGTGGGTGCGTTCGGATCACCAGTCCACATGTCGATGTAGGGTCCGAACCGCTTGCTGATCGCGTCCGTTCCGTCCTTCACCTCGAGATCGTTCTGTGGCCGCTGGTCGATCCACAGCCGGCGCACGATGCCGTTCTCGGTAGAAAGCTTCTCCAGATATCCTACCAGGTCAAGGAAATACGGAAGCTGGGTGTTGATCTGACCCTGCATCAACGGACGCTTGAAGCCCATGTCGTCCTTGGCACCCGCGATGAGCACGACGCACTTCACGCCGGTCGCGGGCTCAAGTGTCAGGTCCCGAACCTCGCGAACCATCATCTGCATCTCACGAAGCAGCGTACCGAAGTCCTGCTGACGCAACGCCGCCGCACCCGGCACGATGTCGGCGGTCGTACGCATCTGCGCCTCCATCAGCGAGTCCATCGTCACGGAGACGAACGGGTGCTTGCCCGACCGCAGCCACTGCCGGATCGTCTGCAGCGTGCGCATGTCCGTGACGGTGACCACGTAGGTGCGAGTCGACGAGCGGGCGAGCTGCATGGGATCAGACAGCCCGTCCCATTGTGTCGCGCCACGACCGTTCGGCGTGTACTTCGCCCTGCCCTCTAGATCAATAATCAGCCGAGGTGGCGGTGTGGTTGCACCCAACCAACTTTTCCCGTGCCCAGATGGTCCAATGATCAGCGACGTCAGTGTAGGGTCTTCGATCATCCGATCCTCCCGTCCTTGCGCAGCATTGCTCCGGGCGAGCGGTTGGCGTAGTGCACGTCGTCCTCAACCGCCGTGATGAAGATGTCCTGGCTGATCGTCCGTGCTGAGTCGGGCATGTCGAGCTTCTCCAGCAAGATCGTCAGGTTGCGACGGGTCAGCTCGACACCGAGCACGTCTCCGTTGTCGTTGCGTACCGTCTTCACAGTGCCAGCTCCTCCGCGTCGTAGACCTTCTCCTTCTCGTCGTACCGTTCGAGCGGGTCGCGGTCCACGAAGTTCGCGGCGAGCCACCCCTCGAAGTCTGAGCCGTCGTCGATCATGCCCGACAGGCACGCGCCCTGGAACTGACACTTCCACGCGGCCTCGCGGTTGGGTCGACACGGGCAGACGATGTGATGATCTTCGCCGGCGTCGAGTCGCGCGCGAGCGCGCTGGATCTCCCGCCCAACGCCGACGAGATGCTTCCAGTGGTTGCGGAGCTCCTCCTCGTTGTGCCGCACCTCGTGCCGCTTGAAGAACGGCGGGTTGGCCTTGACGGTCCGCTTCACCTTCTTCGCCATGTTGATGATGATGCCGTCGATGCGCTGGCCCTCACCAAGCAGCATCGCGCGGAGGTACGCCATCAGGTCGTACGTCAGAAACTGTGGGTTCACCTGCGCATACTTCGGCAGGTCTGTGAAGTTCCCGACCGTCTTGTGCTCGAGCTGCAGCAGGATCTCCGGCGATGACTTCCACCGGGCGGGCGCGTCGATCTTGCCACGAAGCGTGATCGGTCCGCCCTCACCGTTGCCACCTACGAGTGGTACCTCGATGCGTTCTTCCGCACCCAGCACCTCAAGGTCCTCGTCGGGTGCCTCGTCCTCTAGATAGAGCATGTAACCCTCAAGCATCGTGAGGACGAGTTGCCTCTCCTTCTCGAATGCGTTGAGATGCATGCCCGCCTCGGACTCCGGCAGTCCACCGATCTTCACGAGCTCCTCAGCGTAGTAGTGCTTCGCCCACTCCACCGGGTTCTGCTGGTGGCCGTAGTATGCCGCGAGTCCCGCGTGGTACACCGAGCCGATGCTGGTCGCGGTATTGTACCAGAGCGCGTTCTTCTTGCCGAGCCGGCGGTACACGCTAAGGTACCAGCGCCGAGGGCAATCCATGAAGTCCTGCACCTCGCTGTTCGTCAGGATGAGTTCGTCCGTCACCGCTTCTTCTTTCGGCCGAAGAGTGTGCTCATGTCTGTGAGGTCTTCTGGCTCGTGCGCAACTTCAACTAGCACATCGACCGCCCACTTGGTAATCTTACCCATGGAGGTGATCACCCGACGAGGCTCATCCAGAAGCTGAACGACTCGCAGGCCCTCACCGATCTTCAGTTCCGGGAACGTGCCGTCCTCGAGTACCTCGAACGTCAGCCTCGTGATCGTGTAAGAGTAGGTGGTCACGGGTCGAGTCCGATCACTCGTGCAGTCACGCCCGCGTACCCAGCCTGGTCCACGACCGTGTCCCGCTTGCGGCTGCCGGTCGCAAAGCGCGCGACCTTCAGCAGCAGCAGCATCTGTGCCGCGTCCGCACCGTCGAGTTCACCATCACCTGTGATGATACCTCGTGCACGAAGGTACTCGTCCCAGAGGTGCGCGACGAAGCTGAAGTTGTCACGTGGATGACCGTAGTCACCCTGACGATCGCCATTCACAAGACGGTCCGCCTCGGTCATCACGGACTCGTGATCCCCAGTGAAGCTGTCGCCTCCCGGCCCATTGTGATTCTTCGGACCGACGTCTTCCATCTATCCTCCTATGAGCTCGACCAAGACCACACACGCGTACGAGCGACCTGTTCGGTCAGTTCAAGGACCTCGCCCCAGTCGTGTGCACGCACAAGGCGCTTGCTGCGTGACTTGGGCTCGAGGTTACGCTTACGGTTCCACGAGTGGTCGAGCAGGATCACACGGGCCTTCGTGTTCTGCACGAGCTCGTCACAGTTGTTCGGGCTGTCATCGATGTACACGTCACAGTGAGGCAGGTACTCCGACTTCGAAGCGTGTGCCTTGCCATCGGTACCTGACGCGCCTGTCGTGGTGGGCGGCAGCCCGACGAACACGAGCTCGTCATACGGGATGCGTCGCGCATCGAGCCAGGCCTTGCGCACCTTCTGCGCCTCGGGTGGGATGGCCGTGAGGATGCGGACCCGACCGATACGGCACAGGTCCTTCGCCGCTTGGATCGCGCCCGGAAACGATTCGCCGGTGCCGAACACTTCGCGAACGCCGACGGGTGACCACACCCACTCCCAAATCTCTGGTGTGACGTGCTCCTCGCCGAACCAGTAGTCGTTCGACACAGTCACACCGAAGCGACGACGCACGGCCTTACGAACGGCCCTGCCCCAACGGTACAACGTGCCATCCACGTCGAGTCCGATGAGGATGCGACTGTCCCGCTTACGCGTGATCTCTGCCCACGGCTTGTGCCCGCTCACAGGTTGGGACCTCCGTCTATGTCGGCACTCATGAACCAGCCACAGAATGAACAGACCGGGTCACTGCCTTGCACGACGCGCACGAGCTGTTCGTTGAGCACGCAGTCATCGTTGGTGCACATATAGAGGTACGTCTCCTCATCCACCGAGTAGCTCCCTCATCGTCTCGGCGTCGCGACAGACTTCCTCGAGTCGTTCGG